AAACGCCAAAGGCATCACGCTAGGCAAGTACATCGACTATCAAAATGCAGTCGATAAGATAGAACGTGTGCGCATCATTACAGGCAAAAGCACAGAGAGCATTCGCCTGCTACAAATGCATGTGATAGATGAAATCATTGAGCAGTTCGAAGCAGCTATACGATTAAGCAGTGGTGAATTTGAACGGACAGTGCGCATTGGTGCATATGAGTTAGGCTTTGTGCCTGATTTAAGCAGCATGTCATTCGGTGAATACGTAGACTTAGACACACACTGCACAGGCATTTACAAGGATGGCGAAATCATGGCTGAAGCTGCACACAAAATGATGTGCGTATTATACCGACCTATCGTAGCAAAGTTTGGCAAGTATTACGATATCGAACCATACAAGACTACCGACAAGCGTAAGTATGAAGATAGCGTGAAAGAACTAACGTTAGATCATGTGTTGAATACGCTGCTTTTTTTTTCGACTTTAGAAATAGAACTATACAACGCTTCCCTAGATTATTTGGCAAAGGAGATAACGGAGATAGTGAAGGAGATGAAGGAACAGCAACACCAGACGGATTAGGTGTGTATGGATGGTTTCATATTATCGAATCTTTGGCGGATAGAGATATTACAAAGTTCGATGCAGTTACTGAGCGAAGGTGCTATGAAGTGTTTACACACTTAACGTACTTAGCCGATTATGTGTATGTGCAGAAAATGGAAATGAAAAAACGCAATAGATAATGACTAGCTATAACTACAGCTATAATGTTTTAATCAATCGCCTGGAAGCATTCGCTGCCGGGCATTTCTTGATTAAGCGATTCACGCATGGGCAAATTGATTTAGCCGACCAGCTTCAGGATGATCAGTATCCATTCATGCACGTAACGCCCGATACGATTACACCTGTCAATGGCGGTATGCAGTTCGGCTTCATGATCATGTTTGCTGATATCCCACGCGATAAAGAATACAAGGCAGAATACCAGCGTGAAGTGATAAGCGATTGCGTGCGCTTAGGTCAGGACTTGATAGCAGAGGTGCGGAACGGATTGCAGTTGTTTGGATTCGATGTGCAGCTGGTAAACAATCCAACGTTTGAACCATTCATTGAAGAATATAAGAACACTGTTACAGGTGTAGCTTTCACTATTCAGCTAGAAGTGCCTTGGGATTGGAGCGCGTGCGATATACCTGCAGTATGGTCAGTAGGTGGTGCATCCAGCGGTGGTAGCGGTACAGGTTACGGCATCACACTGCGCACGAATGGTGTAGATAACGCAGTTCAAAACATCTTAGATTTAGTAGAAGGCACGAACGTAACCATAACCGACAATGGAGATGGAAGTGTTACGATAGATGCAGCAGGTGGAGGGGGTGGAGGTGGTGAATACGTTAGTACCGAATGGAACGCAAACCACACCACAGCACTTGGCAATCCGTATTTGATTGGCGATCGTGTTTGGTATAACGGAAGTGTTTACCGATGCATCGCAAACAATGATGGCATCAACCCTAGCAACCCTGCATATTGGACATTGCAAGCAGTAGGCTATCGCTTACGCCAAACGCCTGTGGATTGGAATGCTTCAAGTGGTGACTATCAAATACTAAATAAACCGACCATACCTGCAGCACAGGTCAATTCGGATTGGAATAGTGTAAGTGGTGTATCGGAGATATTGAACAAACCAACTATACCAGCAGCGCAAGTAAACAGTGATTGGAACGCAGTTAGTGGCGTAGCTGAAATCTTAAACAAGCCAACTATACCTGTCAATCTTGATGACCTTGCAGATGTAAATGCACCAACGCCTAGCAATGGGCAGGTGCTAACCTACAACACTACAACGAGCGATTGGGAAGCAGCTACACCATCAGCAGGTGGTAGTGGTACGGTCACATCGGTAGGGCTTACTATGCCTGCACCAACTAACGCTGCATTTAGCGTAACCGGTTCACCTGTTACCACAACGGGCACATTAGCAGTCGCAGCAAATGGCACAGTTGATCAATACATCGATGGCACAGGTGCACTTCGCACGCTACCTTCAACAGGTGGGGGTGGTGGACAAGTATTCTATTTTAATGGTAACGTATCACAGGGTACGATAGGTGGAAATGATTATTACGAATTAGGCATAACTGCTAACACAGGACCAGCTGCAAATTTCACACGTGCTACTACAGGTGTTATCGCTCGTTTTATTACTGATGTAGGTTCACCTAACCACGTGTTGATTCCTGCAGGTGTGTGGACCATTGATGTGTATTTAAGTGAAACAGGTGGTGGTTCAAACCATGCTCAAATACTTGCTAAGCTTTACACGTACAATGGCAGCACGTTCACATTAGTTGCTACTTCCACAATGGAAGAAATTACAAACGGCAACGTGCCTGACTTGTATAGCTTCACGATTTCAGTACCTACCACAGTAACGGCTGCAACCGACAGAATACACATTGAATTTGATATTCAGAATACGAACGGAAAGACTGTTACACTTTACACTGAAGATGGGCGCATAGGTGAGGTGCATACCACCTACGCAATAGGCATTAGTTCTTTAAATGGTTTAACTGAAAGCACGCAGAACTTTGCAGTTGGTACATCCGGAACTGACTTCGCAATCAGTAGCGCAGGCAGCACACACACATTCAATCTACCAACAGCAAGCGCAGCAAATCGTGGTGCATTGAGCAGTGCAGACTGGTCAACATTCAATGGCAAGCAAAACAGCATCGGACTAACTACGGTAGGTACTAACCTTGCAACACTACCGAACCCAAACGCTATTCGATATTTGAGAGTAAACGCAGATAATTCGGTTAGTAGTATTAGTGCTGCACAACTTGCAACCGACTTGTCCATTGTGGCAATGCAAACGGCAATACTTGCAAATGCATTTACTAATGTCGGAACTGGTTTTGAAAGTGTGACCGATTTGTCTTTTGCAGTGAGCGCGAATAAAACATATAAGTGGAAAGCGGTGCTTGCTTTTACAGCGACTAATGGCGTTACATTTAGCACAACCGGACCAACGTTTACTTATATGAATTATCGATATACTGCACCACTTGCAGCAACAACGGTTGTCAATCAATCGGGTTTTGCTTATGATTCAGGGACAAACGCGGCAATGACGAATACAGGTGTTTGCATTGGTGATGGAATGATTCGGACAACGGCAAGCGGAACATTTACCATTCGCGTTCGTTGCGCGGGTGCTGGTCAATTTTCAATGCGAGCGGGTTCAACTTTAGAATATCAAGAAGTATTATAATATGAGAAACATACAACCATTAGAGATTTGGAGTAATGGCGATACTAAAATTGCCGAATGTTTGAAACTATACATCAGTTACGATGATCTTGAAAGTCGAGCAGCATTGCAATACTCGCTATGCGATGTCGAAGGTGCAATGATTTACGAAGGTCAAGTATTAATTGATGGGGATACCTACTTGAATTGGGGCGCAACCACTGATTCGAATACAGAAGCATATATCATTGCAGCATCACAACTTAATTTGACATTAGTATAATGGCAAGTGAATTTGACCAAATACTAAACGAATACGCAACCACTGTTGTAGAGCGTGCTCAATCTAATCTGCGCATCAAACGCAGGGTGCGTGGTAAGACCGTTAACCGGGTATCGTCTGGTAATTTGCTCAATTCATTAGTATATAAAATACGTGTGCGTTATGGCAAACCAACTATTGACTTTACAGTCAAAGGTACAGCTGGGCAATATGCGGATGTAATAGAATTTGGGCGCAAACCCAATAGCAAAATGCCACCTGTTAGCGCGATTGAAAAATGGATACGCATGAAGCCATTAAAGCTTCGCAATAGGCAAGGTGAATTCATCAAGTCCACAGAGAGTGCAATTAAATCTGCAGCATACAACATTGCGAGAAGCATTGGAGAAAAAGGTATTGAAGGCATCAACTACTACGGAGAAGCAATCGACGATACGTGGGATGATTACAAGGATAAGCTGATGGATGCTTACATAAAAGACATTGAAAATAGATTACTCTTAAACAAACGATAGATGGCATTAACAATTATAGATGAGCCATTCAACTGGGTGGTGCGCGGTCAAAAAATTATGCTAATTGCGAATAGCGATGAAACAGCACAGACAGGTTTCCGCTATGGTCTTGCAATTACGATAGATGCAAAGACATATAACTTCTACCTAGCACCAGCACCTGATGGTAACATGTACTTTGACATCGGACCATTAGTTGATGATCTGCGCAATCAGCAATATCACTTTGATACGGATAATACTATCGATGATGGAAGTAAATATGTATTGAGCGCAGCTATTACTGAATGGTGGATAGTTGATGGCGTGCTAACGGAGAATGAAGGCAGTGAAGTAACTACCACAGGGCGTATTGTCATAAATGGTTACTATCAGGTGTACGATGGATACAAGCCAAATCCTGAAGTAGGTACAGATCGCATTAAGTATGTACTTGAATTTAGTCCTAACTACGCCATGAGTGATAGGTTAATCACTACGCATTCATGGTATCTGTCTAATACATGGGGTGCGGGCAATCCAACAAATAGCGGAATAGTTTGGATACCTTCATTTGAAAATGATTATGGCACGTTGAGCATACCAGGTAACGCTACATTTATGTTCAACAATCTAGTTGACAATATGCGCATGGTATTGTACAAAGCAAATGGTACAACGGTTAATGACACTATCAATTTATCAGGTTATGATATTGAATCTTTGCCTGTTTATCCGGGTAACTTGAATGATTGGACAGGCATAAACTGCAAACCGAATCAGGCAACCAATCCAAACTGGCGATTCTATGAAGTGTTCCTGCGCACTGGTAAT